TAGGGCGCTTTCCAGCCATGCCTCGAAGACGGGGATCTGTAGATGCGCGATAAACCATTCTTGCAGCATCTTGTAAATCTCCCGCTCGTCCAGTAGTCCTCCCCGTAGTGAGGAATAGGATACGCCCACGAGATCATTGGCAAGGATGTTGTAGGAGCATGACAATCCGCTTGCAATTCCTCTAAGCACTCCCTGTCGATAGTCGGAGTAATTGCCGTTTGGGTGGGTGGGGTTGTTGGCTTGGTATTTCCACCCGTACGGGAGCACGTCCATTTGGCCGGGAACCATCTTCTTACGGATGCCGTCCGGCTTCGTGGGCGGTCCGGCCATCCCCGCTTCGCCCGTCATATCGTTATAGAAGAATCCTCCCTTGCAAGCCTCACTCCTGGCGCTGATGAGTTCCGCTTCTTCGTACCCCCGAAGCATCTCCATTAGGTCCATTACTGGCGCGAGCCACGAGACCCCGATGGTCTGACCGATGCGGTTTCGCTTGTAGAGGTGGATGATCTCGTCGGCATCGACTCGCTCCCTGCGGTTTGGGGTCGCGATTCGGGATGTGGCGTAATCCCCGGGGTGATTCGTGAGAAGGTGGTAGGCGACCTTTTTCTTCCATCGGTTCATCTCCACGCCCATTACCACGATGTTCCCGCTTGGGAGTTGGGCGTTGTAATTCACGTCCAGCGAATCTGATTCGATGGGTTGAACGGCAAACTTGTAGGGGCTTTCCTTCCATCCCCGCACCTTACGAAGTAGGACGTGCCCATCTCTCGCGGTAGATCGTAGCATCAGCCGCTCAATGTCGTGGTAACAGAGTTCTCCCGAAGTATCGCAGTTGCCTTTCCTTTTCCATTCGAGCCAAGCGTTCTCGATCTTATCGTTGGCGACCTCATCCTTCACCATCGCACCCTTGCGCGGCTTTCCGGTCCTTGGGTCGAGATCCCCTTCGGCGTTCGGGGCGTACTCCTCGACCTGCATCTGAAGCGTCATCCCGTGCGGTCCTAGCACGTTGGCTTCAAGTTCTGAGAGGTAGCGTTCCGCGTAGGCGTTGTTCTCCTCCAGGTCGCGAGCACGAGCCCGAAGGATGGGCATTGCGTATTGCTGCTCTGCGTCTGCGCTTCGATCCGTTCCAAGCCAGTTGTGGTTGGCGAGGTTGATCTGTGCCCCCTTGTATTCCCGTGTTTCAGCTACGGCAATGTCTTGGCTTTCCGCCGGTATATCGCTCCTGCGGTAAATAAGGGAGCGGAGTGTTGAGAGAATGCTCATGCGGTTAGCGGTCGAAATAGATGCGGACTACGTTGCCGTCGTTGCCTTCGGTGAGTTTGGCGGCGTCCTCTGCGGCCACTCGTGCGGCGAAGGCGGATTCCAGATTCATCGCCTCTGGTATCGACATCTTGCTGATGCTCGATCCGTTAATGGTGTGGCTCGTGAGTCCTGCTGGGAGGCGTCCTTGAATGTGCGCCCGCAGTAGCGTTAGGCAGGTTCGCGCCCATGACGTGACGGATACGGTGGGGTCCGGTTTAATCCAGACGGTCCCGGTGTCCACGGTCGCGCGTTGCCCCTCAGCCTCTGCGATCTCCGTCCAGCCGTACACCCCGCCCTCTACGGCGGTTGTCGTGGCGCTGGCAATCGTAAAGAGGTGGTCCTCACCGTCCGCTGCCGCTTCTACCGTGAATGGCGTGGGTCCCTGAAAGGTCAGTGTGCGCGTCCACGTCGGCGCAGGGAAGTCTCCGCCCGCGCTGCTGACAATCACGGTATCCCCCGCGTAGAACTCGTCTGGTAGCTCGGTGAGGGTTTCGATTGCCATTTGCGGGAGAGTATCCCACTCCCCCGCTCGTTCAAACCTTTTCCCGTCAACGGGAAACGTGCACAGTAGCTTCCGGGTACTGCTCGCAAGCTTTAAGGTACGCCCTCACGAACGGCACGAAGTGAATGTATCGCCCCCATCCATTCTCGGCGTCGAATTGTTTGAAGTAAGTAGGGTTCTCCTCTAGTTGCTTTAACCCATCCCGCAACGGCTCTATAAGCTGCTTGGCGTGCGTGAACCCGTGCTCGTCTGGCCTCCATAGCGCCCCATAGATTCCCGCCTTGTCGGCCATCCTGCCGAGGTTGTGCGTGATGTTCGCGGAGTAGAGTTCCGGCTTCCGTTGAAACTCGTGCTCATTTCCGCAGTAGGAGCACTCGCAAGTGCAAGTCTTCTCTGGTCCTTGTAGGTAAACGTCTAAGCTCATGACGCCATACCCCTACGCTTTCGCGTAGTACATTGCAAACAAAAAGGCCGGGCACTCCGAATGGAGAACCCGGCCCGCCTCAGTGTACCTGTCATGAGCAAACTTCAGCGTGGGGAACGTACCCGATTCACCATGCCGTTACAAACGATTCTTCGTCTTCCTCGGCTCTTTGTTTCGGCTTGGGGTCGGCTGGCTTCACCGCTTCTACAAAGGCTTGTTCAATCGCGTCCCATTCCCACTGCCTCACCCGGAATGCTGCGAGGGAATACACGCTCAAGTCCAGTGCTTCGTTGGCGGCTTTCGGGTTCGCCTTGATGTACTTGCGGAACTGCCTACCGCGTTCGTAAACCGTCTTGGTCTGCTCTGCGGTGAGCTGCTTGAAGAACTCTGGATCGAACGTCGAAGGGAAGTGGCGGAAGCCTGGGAGATATTTCCCGTTGCCGGGAACCTCCATCGCGAGCTTGCCCATTATGTACTCCTTTGCGGCATCGGTCCCGAGTCGGAAGTAGTAGCCTCCGCGCCCTGTCCTCTGTGCCCGTCCTACGATTGGTCGCCCGTTCTCGCTCGCTCCCTTGCATGTCCAGACCTTCCCTGAAAGCGTCTTGCGTGCAGCGAATCGGTCTACTGCGTCCGTCCATTTACCCCGGTCGATAAACGTGATGGATGTCTCGATCTGTGCGCCGGAGGGGTGGGCGAATCGGCGTTGTACCGCTGCCTCTACCACGTCCCACGTCTGCTCGTTGGTGGGGTCGCCGTAGATAATTGCGTGTTCCAAGTCCCAGCATTGCTCGTCCTTTCCCCATCCTTGGAAGAGAATCTCGACACGGTTCTGTTGCACGTCCGCGCCTGCGGTGATGACCCGCACGGGTTCCGGGACGATGGGCGCCTTCGTCTTCTCGGTGATGTAATCCTCCCGCCGTGCGTATAGCGGTTCCCATGGCAAAGGCGGCTCGATGCTGGTTTCGTCTTCGTCCGTCTCCGCGAGAACGGTGTTAATGAATACCCGCTTCTTCTGCGCCACGTTGTCCCCGTGGCATGCTGAGTGCCACTCCATTGCCCACTGGTGTAATTTGGAGACGTATCCTTTCTCGGCTGGAAGCGTGGTGACGAGTGCGTTCAGCCAGTATCCGCGCTGCCCGTTGAATGGGCGGGTCGGTCGCCATTCCCCATCCCGTGAGATTCTCACCCGCTGCTGGTCCGTGTGGCGTGCGTTGCACTTCTCGCATTCGAGTTCCGCGAGATGATGCTTGCCCTTCGGCCAAGTCACGAGACCCCACATGATGACGAAGCGGTGCCCGCACTTCCGGCATGGGACGAACCATTTCCTGTAGTCGCTGCCGTCCAGTAGTCCTTCAATCCGGCTCTTTCCTTTGATGGTAGGCGTACCCTCGGCGACCTTGATGGCGTCCGCGAACCCCTCGCACCGTTTGAAGAGTAGCGCCAATGGGTCTCCCTCGCGTCCTACGCTGTCCGGGAATGCGTCAATCTCTCCGGCGTAAGCGAATCCCACACGGGGCCCGCGAAGGTTGGATGGTGAGCCTGCGGACGTTGCGTAGATGGAACCACCGGCAAATGCTTTGTAGGTCTGCGTATTCCCTGGGTCTCGCCCCTTCTTCTCGACCACGGCGGAGCGGATAACCGGCGTACTCTCGATGGTGCGGGCGAGAACGTCTCGACTCCACTTGTCCCGCGCGGCTTCATTCGGGTACAGCGCCATGATGTTCCGGGGTGACTCTTTGATTGCCCACCCGATGATGTTGGAAACTACCCCATCCGTCTTTCCCGTGCCTGATCCCCACATGAGGCAGAGCATGGAAACCGTGGGGTCGATTGCCGCCCGCATCGGTTCCTCGCACCACGGCATCACGGACACGTCGTAAGCAATGTCTCCGTGCATGGAGAGGGGAGACCCACCCTGGCCGATTCTCCGGTGTTTCTCGGCCCACTCGACAACGCCCATGGGTTGCCGGATGCCGATGTCTGGGAGGCATGCGTAGTAGCCTGCTCGTGCGTTCTCCCGGAACTGAGTTAGGAGGCGGGGCGTCATGCTTTGGCCTGCCTCGCCTTGTGATGGCGCGCGGAGTTCGCGCACGAGGTGTTGCAATACTGCGGGGCGCGCTTGCTTCCCCGGTTGGTTATGCGTTCAGGGGCGAAGGGTTCCCTGCACCAGAGACAATGCGTGAGGCGTGGGGGTGGAGTGGGGAACGCGCACTTGGCTCCGCAATACTTCCGCTTCGGGTACTCCTTCCCTTTGTACACCTGATCCACGGCATCGCTCGGCCACACTTGAAACGGCTGTAGGCACTCCGCGCATTCTAGGGTGACGCGCTTCATTCGGGTTTCCCGGCAACGGGAGCGGGGATTGGGATGCACTCCGATACGTGGCAGATGCCCCTGGTGCGATCTACTAGCGCGGGGTCCGTGGTCATCACAAAAGAGAACGTCTCGTTCATGAATCGTCCCCCATCTCGGTTGCACCATCCTCCTCCGTAGAAGAAGTCGCGCCCGCAGTGGTCCGACGCGATTACCCACCGGTTGCACATCTTTAAGCAGTCGGGGCAGGGGTTCGCGTCCGTGCATCCTTTGCCTTCTCCGCAGTAGCTGCACTTTTGGATAAACCAATCCCCGACCCTCGGCTTCCATTCTGCTTGTTCGCTCATAGTTCGGTGAGGGTGATCTTCTGCATCTTGTCGGTGAGTTCCTTCTTCTGCGCTGCCGTGAGGCTGGACCGTACCACCACGTCCCGCAGCT